AGCACAGGATTGTATGGCAGGCACCATTGATAATAGTATGATTGCTATCATCATGGATGAGGATAAGGTTCCTCAGATTTGGCAGGACATTGCTACAAAAACATATCAATTCCAACCATCTGCTATTCCATGGGAGAAGGAAGCATTCTGGGCAGGTAAGACTCAAGGAATGACTATGAAAGCACTGATGGCATGTGCTGCTGGTGATATGTGGGAGGTCTATGAACCAACCCCCATGACCCGTGAGTGGTTGGAGGAGAAAGGTTACATCAAATGAGAAAACTCTTTGAGATTTGGAAGTATTCATTAGGAAGTTTCTCTGATGACAAAACAGCAGAGTATGATAACTACGTGGTTATCGTACGGACTATTCTATTTCTCAGTGTTTTTTGCACTAACCTGTATATTGTTAGCGGAGTAGTCCGCCACTGGAATGATGGTCAGAACAGTCAAGTGGTTATCCGCGAGCATTATTTTGGTCGCCATGGTTTTTCATGTGATGGGGTGGACACCATGGAACAGCATTCTCCAACTGCTAGGCGCTAGTGGTTGGACTTACGTAGGTTTCAAGTGGAGGGAACGTGCTATCATCATGAACTTCCTTCCTCAATTTTTTATCATCATTCCTGGTCTCATTTACCTGCTCTCTAAATAGGGCAGGTCTTTTTATATTATGTCACCTTCTGTATATCAACCGTGGGATAAGTTGAAGACGTGCCTAGTAGGACGGTCTTATCCACCAGAGTTTTATAGTTACATCAAAGACACCAAAGCACGTGCTGGGATGGAGACGATTGCTCAGGAAACTGAGGAGGACTACCAGAAACTGTGTGACAAACTGAAAGAACTGGGTGTCAATGTAATTAGAACTAATATTTCTGATGACTGGGAGAAGGATCATAACTGGGGATACCATGCCAAGTATCCATCCTCCATGTTGCCACGAGATCACACTGCGGTCATCGGCAACACATTTTACATGCCGAACAGTGACTACCTGAAGAACGTAGACATCAGGCAGATGATCTACAACATTGAAAGTGATTGTGATGAGTCACATTTGAATGTTGATGAGCATGTCCTTGCTGACTTCCTGCTTGACCTGACTAAACCTGCACGTGGTGCTGGTGGTAACAGTGTAGTCAAAGAACTACGTGACTTTTGGAAGGAAGATAATAAGGGGTATCCTATTGGTCAATTGTTGCTGGGTTTGGACATTGATGATCTAACAAGGTTATGTGAGAGTGCTGTAACTAATACAATTGGTAACCCACGTAGAGTCAACGTAGAATATAATGAGTTCCAAGATGCAGAGAAGTGGTTCAAGGAACAGGGTGGTAAGGTTGTTTATAATCAGTATGTGAACACCGCTGCGACGATTCGCTGTGGTAGAGACTTGTATTTCTCACTCAATAACATCATGAATGTTGTGAATGAGAAGCACTTTATGAAGAAGTGGGAGAAACTATTCCCTGAGTTTAGATGCCACCCACTCTACACTCCTGGTCATGGTGATGGATCATTGTGTGCAGTCAAACCTGGGTTCTTAGTTACCATTGCCCCACCCCAAAACTTCAAAGATACTTTCCCTGACTGGGACGTGTGTCACATCCCTGGTACAGGTTGGCAGCAAGTCGATGGGTTCTTGAAGATGAAGAACAAGAACAGAGGACGTTGGTGGGTGCCAGGTCAAGAAGAGAACAATGAACTGACTGATTTTGTTGAGACCTGGTTGAATGATTGGGTAATTTATGTGGAGGAGACAGTCTTTGATGTCAACATGCTTGTGGTTGATGAGAAGAATGTCATCTGCAACAATTATAATAAGGAAGTCTTTGATTACTTTGATAAGCATGGTGTGACAGGACATGTTGTCAACTTCAGACACAGATACTTCTGGGATGGTGGTCTGCACTGCATCACATCAGACTTGGACCGTGAGGGAGAGATGGTTGACTACTTCCCTGAACGTGGTGACAAGGGTGGTGCTATCGCTGCTCCAACGGGACACAAACCTAGTTACAAACGAAATCACTGAGTCATTTATCAGGAACTGGAAAAAAAACTCGGGTAAATTTTTGACCTCTAAGTTTTTTTGTGATACACTTGGTAGTGAGGAATAATACTCACGTATACATAATGTGTCCGCAATAGGCAGATGAAGTTCTTTTTCGCACTTCTTGCTACATTATTTCTTGCTGCACCAGCATGGGCAGTCGATGTGCAGATGGGTTCCAACGGGAACCTAGTCTTTGATCCCTCAGAGGTTACTATCTCTGCCGGGGAGTCAGTTCATTTCGTAAACAACATGCTTCCACCTCACAATGTAGTGGTAGAAGATCATCCAGAAATTTCTCACGAAGCATTGGCAATGATGCCTGGTGAAGAGTTTGATGTAACCTTTGCTGATGCTGGAGACTACACCTTCTGGTGTGGACCCCACAAAGGCGCAGGCATGATCGGCACAGTCCACGTTCAATAGTCTCCATGTATAAAGTCACAATTCAAACCTCCGAAGGCGAAACTCAGACCATTGAGTGTGCCTCTGACCAGTATATTCTCGATGCCATTGAAGAAGCAGGTGTTGACCTGCCCTATTCCTGTCGTGCTGGTGCCTGCTCCACCTGTGCTGGCAAAGTAGTAGAGGGAACAGTAAACCAAGAGGATCAATCGTTCCTTGATGATGATCAGATTGAAGAAGGATTTCTCCTAACATGCGTTTCATATCCTGAAAGTGATGTCACTATTCTTACTGAGCAGGAGGAATACCTTTACTAAATACCTAAGATAACAGTCGTAACTCAATACAGATGGCAGTTTCAAAGAATTGCACGTCTTTATCATCAACTGAACTCCAGTCGGAGATCAGGGTAGATGAGAAAGGACACGTTACCTTTGACGGCACAGGCAGTTCCCTGCCCGACTCCGAAGCAGATCATTCTCCTCAGTGGAGGTTCCGTGCGAGAGTATGGAAGCGTTTGGATCGTGCACAGCATGATGTGGACATGGACTACTATCGCAAGCAACAACTTGCTAAGAAGGAAGTTCAACAGGATGTAGAGTTCATGGAAAGGGAGAAGGCCAAGACTGGTTCCTATCCTGAGCGTCCTTCTGAGTGATATTTGACATGTGGACTCACTTATCCTATAATATTTGAGTCATCTAGATTATTATGGAAAGGTATCAAGTAAAATCTCATTGGTACTATTGGTTCTGGAGCATAGCAACTGTCTCAGTTGTAGCAGGTCAACTGTACGTTGGCACGGGTTATCGTCGCATGGCAGACAGCTTTGAGTCGGTAGCCCTTGCTATTGGGGAAATTCAGGTTGCTATTATTGTTGCTAAGAGTGATGCCCCCAAGTTTTATTGATGTATATTTACACTGAAAACTGGAATCATTCACCTGACGTTATCAAATCGCTCAAAGAACGATACGATGATCCTTTCTTCTTGAAGGGAGAAAATACGATAGAGAATCGTAAGAATTGGGGACAACATTACACAGGATTTCATAAGAACCCAAACAATAAAGCACCCACTGTAGAAGGGAACTTTATTGACAAGGATCTTTTACAACTATACGTTCCCAAACTCAAAAAGATTCTCGGTGACATTGGATTGCCGATGGGCAAGACAATATACAGTTACAGTAGTATCTGGGGACAACTATACAAGTTAGACCTAGAAGCAGTGATTGATGTTCACAATCACTATGAGGACCCACGACAACTAATATCGTGGGTCCATTTTGTTGATGTTCCTGACACCAAACTTTTTTACTTCCAGGTGGGAGATAAAAAATATTATCCAGACTGTCAGAGAAGTGGCGACTTGATGCTTTACCCATCCTATGCCATGCATGGTGTAGATAAGATGACTGAGGGTAAAGATCGATTTGTTGTAGTTGGAAACATTGTAAAACTAAACCAAAATCGTTGGTAAAATGCAAGCAGTTCTGTATTCAAAAGACAATTGTCAGTGGTGTGATAGAGTCAAGCAACTCTTTGCTGCTGTTGACATTGACTACCTAGAGTATAAACTTGGTAAAGACTTTACTAAAGAACAGTTTTATCAGGAGTTTGAGGATGGTGCAACCTTCCCTCAGGTTTCTATTGACAACAAAGCGATTGGAGGATGCAAAGAAACCCTACAACACCTCCAAAGTTTGGAGATGATCTGACTAATCGGGGGTCAATTCTGCTGTATAACAGGAGAAAACGACGCCCTAAACTCATACCTCTTTTCAAAATATTTGGAAGGAGATATTCGCTACATATAGAAAGGGAGAATTAGCATGACGCTTGATTCATCTACGATTTTTATCGCAATGGGTGCAGTGATCCTGGTTCAGACCATCGGTTTAGGACTAGTAATCGGTTACCTGGTTCGTGCCTACATCCACGATGTGACTCCCCAATATACTCACCCTGAGATGTTTGATGAGAATGGCAATCCAATTGCTGAGTCTCTAATCTCTTTCCGATTTGAAGGTGAGACACCATACCTCGATGAATTTGACGACTAATCATGGCAAAACTTCCTAACAATCCACTGATCTCCGAACTGTTCAAAGCAGTGCACGGTGCCAAGACTGTGGATAAAAAGGTTGAACTACTCGAACAATACAAACGGGATGACGTAAAGGCAATCCTTATCTGGAACTTTGATAAGGGTATCAAGTCTGCCATCCCTGAGGGTGACGTTCCTTACAAGAGGAACGAATCACCTGCTGGTACTGATGGACACACCCGCCTGGTACATGAGTGGCGCTCACTGTATAACTTTATCCGTGGTGGTAACAATAAGATCTCTCAGATGCGTCGGGAGACCCTGCTGATTCAACTGTTGGAGTCACTCCATGCTGATGAAGCAGAGATCATTACCCTGGTCAAGGATAAGGAACTTCAGCAGAAGTATCGCATCACTCGTAGTGTTGTAGAAAAAGCATACCCTGAGATTCACTGGCGTGACAAGTGAAGTTCCTCATTGATCTAACAGATCATTGTAACTCTAAGTGTCCGTTGTGTGCTAGGCACAAGACATCCTACAACGATAAGGTTGCGGTGCTTGCACCTGATCCATCCATGAACCTGTCAAAAATTTCACTGCAACAGTGGAAGACATGGTTTCCAAAAGAGACCCTTGAGAAGACAGAGTTGATCTACTTCCAAGGGTCTTTTGGTGAGCCCACATTATGTGATGATCTGCTTGAGATATATGCCTACACTCTGAAATCTAATCCCAACATTGTCTTCCAGATGAGTACCAATGGTGGCACTCGTGACGATGCATTCTGGGGAAGACTTGGTGCTCTCATGGGAGCATCACACAAGGATAGTTTTCTCATATTTTCTATTGATGGACTAGAAGATACTCTGCAGCAGTACCGTGTCGGTGTGGACTACAAGAAGGTAATGCAGAGTGCTAAAGCATTCATCAAGGCAGGTGGTCCTGCTGTGTGGAGAATGCTAGTCTTCAAACACAACCAACATCAGATAAAAAGATGTAAGACTCTGAGTAAGTTGTGGAGGTTCAAAGATTTTCAACACACTCGTGTCAATGATATGTATGATGCTAGTGGTCGCGGCGATGGTAAGTTTACATATACCTACAGAAATAAACTACACACCCTGCAGGTAGCAGATGATCCCAACCATGTGTACCGTCCAGACCCTGTAGCAGAGGACTCAGAGGTCGTCTGTCGCTATGGGCATACCAAAGGCAGTCCTGGTCAACTGAGGATCGATAGTAGGGGTGTGGTCCATGCCTGTTGCTTCCACCAGTCACGTCTCAGGTTCTTCTACCCTGGATATTATATTGACAACAACCCTGATGCTCCTGCAGAGTTCCGTGACATCAACAACCCAAACAAAGGAGTGGGTGCGGAGTACATGCAACGTGTCTTCTGGGACAATGTGATCCCGTTGATTGAGGATCAAGGTGGCATCAAAACCATATCACTAGAGCATCATTCATTGCATGATGTATTACAGACTCCCTTTTTCCAGCACACTCTGGTAGAATCATGGAGTAGCAGACCCCACATTTGTGCTGACTACTGTGGAAAGAAAAGATGTATCAACTGATACACTTTTATAATCCTACATAATATGGTATACTAATACCTACGTTCATCCAGAGCAATCTGGACGCAAGTAAGTCGCGGAACGGAGCGTTCATCCCATGTTAGTAGAATCACTTCTATATGTCTCAGTAGCTTGTCAACAAGCCGAAGGCATTGTCCTTAGGATGAGAGCAAACGAGAAACTCTCCGATGCTATCAAAGTTGAACTAGTAGAGACCATGAAGGAGGCAACTCCTGAATGTCCATGGGACGCAAACGACTAAAGGAACGGACCTAAAAATCCAACTACTTTAGGAGTAAACTTATGAACACCCTAAATCTGATTCGGAAGCAGATCCAAAAGGCATCTGCTGTTCACGACGCACAGATTACTCACACTGCTTACCGTGGTGTAGAGTATGACACACGTTGTGTAGAATCCAAAGAGACCCACGGTACTTTCTGCTATCGTGGTAAGACCTACGCTAAGTAGGATTTACTCAACTCTATGGGGAGGGAAGGTTTGACACCTTCCCTTTTTTGTTTTATACTATGCTTATGGAACGAGACAAACTCAAAATAATCGTTTCCGATCTGGAAATGTTGCTCAGTGCTCTCAAAGCTGAGGTCTATTCGGACGTAGCATCTTACCGCTTCGACGAATGTGAACCTGTGGAACTTGACTACGACGAAACTTACGAAGGTCCATGACTGTAAAACTTATCAGCATCACACCTGATTCTGAGCAGACGATGGCATACATTGCTCGCGTGAGCAATCCTGCTAATCAGGAGAACGAAAAGTATTCTGGTCTGCTAAAGTATTGCATCAAGCACAACCATTGGAGTGTGTTTGAGCAGGCAACAATGACCCTGGAGATCTCTACGACCAGGGCAATCGCAGCTCAAATCCTGAGACATAGATCGTTCACATTCCAAGAGTTTTCTCAGAGATATGCTGACACAAAACTGCTGAAGGATAACATCCCTCTGCCCAAGTTGCGGCGACAAGATACTAAGAACAGACAGAATAGTATTGATGACCTAGACCCTGAGGTTGTTGATAGATTGGAACGACAGATGCAGACGTTGTTCTCATCTTCACAAGCACTGTACAATCAAATGATTGATGTTGGTGTGGCAAAGGAGTGTGCAAGAATGGTGCTCCCACTCTGTGTTCCCACAAAAATCTACATGACAGGCTCATGTAGGTCATGGATCCATTATATTGATCTGAGGTCTGCCCACGGCACTCAGAAGGAACACATGGATATTGCTGAGGCATGTAAGAATATCTTTATCGAACAGTTCCCTGCAGTGAGTGAGGCACTTGAATGGGTAGAATCTGCGGACTAAATCTTTCTCACAATGGATCCCTCGCCATCCTTGAGGGTGGTGAGGTTGAATTTTATTTGGAGGAGGAACGTGTCAGTCGTGTCAAACGTGACAGATCTGCACGTACACTGGCAGCACAATACTTGGACGATGATTTAGATGTAGTTACTATCTGTGATTGCTACACCACATATAATCTTGAGAAATATATTCTCAGGACTAAGCAGGCAAATGAGATCATTGATCTTGTAAAGTCAAGGGGACTAACTCTCAAGGACTATCGCCATCGGCATCATGAATGTCATGCTGCTAATGCATACTACAATTCAGGATTTACAGACGCTGCTGTCATTGTCATGGATGGCAAAGGTTCTCTCCATAAACACAAGGACTTGAAGTTCTGTGAGACAGAGAGTATCTTTGATGTCAATGATGGTAAGTTTGAATCTGTATTCAGGCATTACTCTACCTTCTGGAGTGAAGATGAGTCTAAGAAATTAGAGTTACCCTTCTGGGATGATGGTAATTTCTACAGTAATAGAACTAGCATCGGTCAGGCATACCGTAGGGTGTCACGATACTGTGGGTTTGATGAGACAGATGCTGGTAAGACCATGGGACTGGCATCATATGGTGCAGCACCTGTAGATCTTTTTGAGGAGGTCAATGGTCACAGTGTATGCTCAGAAGAATTGAGTCCTGAAGGTAACACTACATCATACACTGGACACCCGTATCACCCAGAGGATCTAGCATATAGGTTGCAAAAGTCTGCCGAGAATCATGCTCTGTATATGCTAGAGAAAGCATATGAATTGACGGGTAAGGAGAACTTTGTACTAACAGGTGGGTTCTTTCTCAACTGTATGTCAAACTATGAGCTACTCAAAACTGGCATAAATTTATATGTAGACCCACTTGCTTATGATGGTGGACTTGCCATCGGATCTGCACTTCTAGAACATTATGAGAACTCTTTTCCTCGGTCCTGAATACGATCTCTCCTTTGTAGAGGGTGATGATGTAACTTACGAAGACGTAGCAGAAATCATTGCAGGTAAGCAGGTAGTAGCACTGTTTCAGGGTAGATCTGAGGCAGGACCCAGAGCACTGGGCAATAGGTCATTGCTCTATGACCCACGAGATCATGAAGCACAGCAGAAAGTAAACAAGATCAAGAGGCGTGAGGAGTGGAGACCATTTGCTGCCAGCATCATGCTTGAGCATGCAAATGATTGGTTTGACATGCAAGGACTCGATGAGTCACCGTTCATGATGTATGCCATGGATGTTCGCCCACCGGTGTGGCATAAGATTCCAGGGGTGATGCACGTTGATAAGACTTGTCGGATTCAAACTGTTACTAAAGAACAGAATGAACATTACTACAACCTGATCGAAGCATTCTGGGACAGAACAGCAGTCCCCTTGCTCTTCAATACTTCTTTCAACTTAGCAGGTGAACCACTAGTGGAGTCACCACAGGATGCATTCAAAACATTCTATGGTTCTGACATACCATACCTATACTTTCCAGAGGTAGGAAAGCTGGTGCGAAAATGACTTTGCTATTACAAAAAAGTGGAAAAAAAACTCGGGCAAAAAATTTGCTCCTAGGGTTGAACATATCCAACAATGGATCAGCATGTCTGTTGGAGAATGGAAAACCAGTGTTTTACTTGGAAGCAGAGCGTCTGTCATATAAAAAGCATGATTTTGACATCAGGTGGTTGCTTGACAAGTTACCTGACTGTGACATCAAACACGTTGCAGTCTCTGATGCATACTGGAAGCGTGGTGATAAGCAAGTAGAAAATATCAAGATGCTTGCTGCTGTCAAGAGAAAATATCCTGGTTGTAGGTTCTATGACTACAGAAAGGACCATCACCTCACTCATGCTGCATGTGGTTTCTACAACTCAGGATTTGAGTCTGCCACTTGTATTGTTGTTGACTCTAATGGGTCAAAGACTTCTGCTGGACTTGAGATTGAGAGTATGTTCTTTGCACCTACCTGGGAGGTAATTCATAAGACCATGTTCTCTCCTGATAATATTGGATTTGGTAGAAGATATGAGATGGCATCCTCTGCATATGGGTGGCATTATATGGATGCAGGTAAGGTCATGGGTAAGAGTGCATATGATTCTGAACCTGCAAAATCATTACAAAGAGAGTGGCAAGAAAGAGTTTTAGAATTAGTAAGCATGGCACCCACAGATGAGATTGTATTTGCAGGTGGATGTTTTCTAAACTGTGTTGCAAACTATAATACCCTCAAGAAATTTCCTAACAAAAAACTTTATGCTGAACCCTTAGCACATGATGGTGGCACCGCCATGGGTGCTGCTTATCTTGCATATCATGCCAACGATTGATATTCTAGACATCAGTGCATCAATAGGATGTAACTTACAATGTAAGGGTTGTAATCATTTCAGTAATTACTTTGCTCCTGGTAGTAAGGTAGACACTGACAGTTTGCTTGATGATATAGCAACAATATTGCCTAGGGTAAATATAGGTAGAGTGTCCGTCATTGGTGGCGAACCATTACTAAATCCCCGTTGTGAGGAGATTGTAAATGCATGTGCAACACACACTGATTCTCCTGTCTATCTCTACAGCAATGGTCTATTGCTCCTACAGAATGAAGCGTGGATCAAAAAGAGTCTAGAGAATCCACGAATATTTCTTAGGATTAGTATTCATCTACCAGAAGTAGAACAGATCATCAAAGAGTTCAATCATCCCAAAGTTCTAGTCACTGAACACCATACTGGGAAGGATAGATGGTTCAATTCAATCAAAAAGAAAGAGGATAAAGTTTATCCTTACAACCACAACAGTCCAGCAAAAAGTTTCAAGGTATGCTCTTGTCCTAATGCTCAGTTGTATGCAGGTAGACTATGGAAATGTCCCAACACAGCATTCCTTAGGGAACTATTATATGTTACTGGTCAAGAGGAGGATCCTGAGTGGCAGGAGTATCTTGTCGATGGTCTTCCTGTTGATTGTAGTGATGCTATGTTGACAGAATTCTGTATCAATAGTAAACTACCTGAGAGTGTATGCAGTATGTGTACAGCTAAACCAATTAGGTTTAGTGCTGCTCTTCAAGAACGGAGTAAACGCAAGGTTATTCCTCAAAATAAATACTGAAAACTTACCCCCCACATGCCCGTATACCCTGTCAAACATAAAGACACTGGAGAGACAAAGGAATTGTCATTGACCGTTGCTGACTACGATCAGTGGCGTAAAGACAATCCTGACTGGGATAAAGATTGGTCTAAAGGTGTTGCCTCTGCCGTTAGTGGTGCAGGTGACGTTTATAGTCGGACAGATGGAGGATGGAACGAAGTTCTATCCAAAGTTGCACAGGTCCCCGGTTCCAAAGTCAAACCCCAGAAAACTACCCATTTCTAAATGACTGCACGTCGCAAAAAAATCTCGTCATCTGTCGGTGCTGGTATGACTGCAAAACAAATGCGTCGTAAGAAACCAATCAATTCCGACGCGATGATTGATGTTTTACCCATAACAGACAATCAGGAAGTTGTATTCCAAAAGTACAAAGAGAATCAAAATCTATTTTTGTATGGTGCAGCAGGAACAGGTAAAACTTTCATCACATTATACTTGGCACTCAAGGAGGTTCTAGATCCCCTTACCCAATACAATAAGGTGGTTTTAGTCCGCTCACTGGTGTCCACCCGTGAGATTGGTTTCCTACCTGGAGATCATGAAGACAAGTCTGCACTTTATCAGATTCCTTATAAGAATATGGTAAAGTATATGTTTGAACTGCCTACGGACAATGAATTTGAGATGCTTTGGGGTAACCTGAAGACACAAGAGTCTGTTACCTTCTGGTCAACCAGTTTCATTCGCGGTACTACCTTGGATGATGCCATCATCATTGTTGATGAGTCTCAAAACCTCAACTTCCATGAACTTGATAGTATCATTACCCGTGTGGGTGAAGGATCTAAGATTATGTTCTGCGGTGACGTAGCACAGACTGATCTCGTCAAGACCAACGAAAAGAATGGTATCCTTGACTTCATGAAGATCGTCGAACGCATGCCTGAATTCAATCTGATTGAATTTGGCATCGATGACATCGTAAGATCGGGTCTGGTCAAGTCCTATCTCACCAGTAAAATTGAACTTGGTATGTAATGTTTACCCATTTGGAATGTGATCTGCCCAAACTCAAACGGCAGAATATTGAAGGAGTTAGATTCTATACAGTGAACGACCGACCGATGGTGTCTATCACCTCGGTCACGTCTCACTGGAATGCTAAGACGTTTGTCGATTGGCGGAAGCGTGTTGGTAACGAGGAAGCAAATCGTATTACCAAACGTGCCACCAGTCGTGGTACAGAATGTCACGAGTTGATTGAGACATTCTTGCTCAATAAAGACGTAGAATATAAGAGACCTGGACCAAAGATGTTGTTCCAGCAGGCAAAAAAGACGTTGAAAAAGATAAATAATATATACGCTCTTGAAAAGAGTCTTTACAGTGAAGAATTAGGAGTCGCAGGCACTGTAGATTGTATCGCTGAATATCAGGGCGAGCTTGCGATCATTGATTTCAAAACATCAGCAAAACCTAAACCCAAAGAATGGATTGAGGGTTACTTTGTACAGGCAGCAGGATACGCTTGTATGTTCTATGAACGTACTGGTATTCCCGTCAAGAAACTTGTCATCATTATGACATGTGAGAACGGAGAGGTGCAAGTGTACGAAGAGTATGATAAAATGAAGTATATGAAATTACTTGTTCAGTACATCGAGAAATTTGTTGAAGAAAAAATCAATGCGATCAAAAACTGAGATGAAAAACCTTTTGAAGAGCAAGTTCTTGTGTCAGGACAAGTTCACTAATGACATTGAGAACCTGGTAAAGGACAATGCCGACATGAATTACATCGAGGCAATTTGTTTTTACTGTGAGTCCAATAACATTGAGATTGAATCAGTCTCCAATCTAATTACCAAACCTCTGAAGGAAAAACTGAAGGGGAATGCAATGAACCTAAATTATTTGAAGAGAACATCTAGAGCAAAGTTCTTTAGTATTTGATGAACAAAAGAGAATTCAAACTTTCAGAGATCAAGAGCAACCTTTCCAAAGAAAGACTTCTTGAGGTATCTAAGAGTGTTGATTTCGTCAGAGAACAAAAAGGATTCTGGATAACAAATTTCAAGCAGGTCACTCCCGAAGAGATAAAATCTCTAGAGGCAGAGAGACCTACCACAAGACTGCTGAGTATTCATGTCATCAATGGGTGTAACCTCGCCTGTCGTGCATGCAATCACAACAGCAGTCTTCTTGGTATAAAGAGTGGTGTAGATATTGATGCTTTGATAGAAGATATCAAAGTTTTTCTACCAAAAGTGTATGTTTGGAGTCATATCAGCATCATTGGAGGAGAACCTTTACTTGAACCACGCACCAGAGAGGTCGTAAAGGTTACCAGAGAGGTCTCAGAGGCGACTGGGCAGACATGTAACATCAAATTGTTTAGCAACGGTTCACGCCTGTTACAGGAGAAGGAATGGATTGCTGACGAGATGTTGAAGGGAGTCAATTTTAGATTGACCTTCCACAAACCATGGTATACTGAGATGGGATCAGTAAACTGGGAGAATGCTGCCAAGTTCATCCGTTACTTACAGTATCGAGAGGTGGACATTGATAGTTTACTAGAATTCAGTGAGGCATTTCGCCAACTGGATGGTAAACCAAGGCAGTGGTTTGATATTGTCAAGTATGATATCAAAGACGACCAGATCAAATACTATCCTTTTGAGGAAGGCAACCCAGAGGAGAGTTTCTCTCACTGTACGTGTCCTAATAGTCAATTATATAATGGTCACCTGTGGAAGTGTCCTATGATTTCATATCTTAGGGAGTCTTTGAGTGCCACCAATCAAATTGATGACCCCGAGTGGAAGAAGTATCTAGACTACAAACCCACCAGTATTTCTGCTACAGTGGACGACATCAGGGCATCGTTTGATGAGGTCACCAAACCTCATGACATCTGCACCATGTGTCCTCGCAACCCTGTTTGGTTCACCGCAACCTTGCAGTTGGATGCAAAATTGAAAAAGAACGTCGCTATGCACGATGAAGAAACCTATGACACCGTTTGATACTTACAAAGAGTATCTGGCGTACAAGAATCATTTCTCGAAGGAGAAGTATGATTACTTCAGATATGGTGGCAAGTCTAGAGCAAGTCTTGACTCCTTCTACAAGAGGAAGGACAGGTATTTCTTTGAGAAGACATCGAGGAAGTACAAAGACGATGACATCAGGAACTTCTTCCTTGCTAACTTTGTGAGTACAGACAACCCACAGGGTCTGTGGATTGGTAA